TTGTGAAGTCAGTTCCTGCACCAAGAATAGGTGTCTTACTCATTTCATAATAAGTATCACCTCCAAAAGTTCCTTGATTAACACTACCATTTAAATAATAATTAACCGATGAACCACCACCACCGTTGCTTGGGAAGTTAGCAAGTTGCCCATCTCCTCTTACATATTGACTTGATGTTCCTGCTCCTGTTACTGCTATTGTTCCATTGCTTGTTAAAGGTGAATTAGCCACGCTAAAAGCAGATGGCATTGTTAAACCTACGCTTTTAATTCTTGAATAATTTGTAAGCATTGCAGCAGTATCGGTGTACTTTACTCTTGCATTTACATTTGCACTTACACTATCAATTCCTTTTTGTCTCCACAATCTTGTTGAATAAGTAAAACTATCTACACCTCCATTAATTAAAGCTACAACACTATCAATTCCTTTTTGCCTCCACGCCCTTGTGCTGATTGAAAAAGTATCAACAGAACCACCACCGCCTCCAGTAATTGCATTCCATTTAGTACCATCAGCTATGTATAGTGAGCTACCAATTACTGCAATACTTCTTGCTGCTTTATTTCTTATTGTATCATTTGGCTGAATAGAAATACTATCCGCCCAAATCCTGTCAGCTTTGAAGCCATAACCATTGAATTTTGTGTACTGTTGTGCAGTTACTTTTAAGGCAAATGTACTAACTAACAGTAGGCATATTACACGCATCATAATCTGAAATTGTATTTATATTAAATGTTAAATTCACACCTGCTAAATAATCCTCGAATTTGTCTGATATTACACTATACGAAATGTTACTATCTACAATATAAGGATTGCTGCCTTTTCTCAAACTACTTACTATATCGGCTGCAACTTGTATCATATCACTTGTAACATCTTTCTCAAATTCATTTTCCATTCCTGCTTTATCAATAAACCAAAAAGACAAGTTGTATACTTGCTCTCTACCAATATTTAAACTGCCAGAGTTGATCATAAAACAAGCAATTGGAAAAGTAGGTTGATTAGTTGCGAACAACCACTCTTGAGGTGTTGCGAACTTCACCTCTTTTATCATTGCATTTGATTGCAGTAGCGTTGTTATTGTTGTTATTACTTGATTGTAAGTCATTAAATTTTTGTTTTACTTTATCTACAAATTCTCTCTTGTAGCTTCTTTTTTGCATACTATCTATATATGAATGTGAATGTTTCTCCGACTTGAAATACATCTCCTGTTGGTGCATAAACAACCCCATTGCTCACTTGTAAATAGTTCAAATCACTCACCGGAGTATTGCTTCTTATCTTGCTTAATCCGTTTCTTGTTACGCTTATCAATGTTCTACCTACTAAAGTAAGTACTGTGAAACTTGCAGTATCACCTACACCTGTAACAACATAACTAACATCTGCAGGAGTTACACCATTCATTCCACCGCTAACAATCTTATTATCTCTATCATCTCTTTTTCTACCTAAATAAATCGGAGAAGTGTAACCTTTATTAACAGGAAATATTACATCTAATCCAGTTCCCGGATTTAAGTAAGTAAAAAACAATTCGTAATTTTCCTTTAAATAATCAATCAATCTTTGCTTGTAATATTCTCCGTTGCTTATGTATTTTCTTTCAATCAATTCTAACTGCCCTTTGCTTGGTGCATTGCTTTCTTCGGCTGTTTTCTGCAACACTCCTTTGCTAAAGAATTGGTATGAAGTCATTGTTACAAGTTCACCAACAGTAAACCAAACAAGTGAATCGGTAATGTAATTATTCAACAATACCTTTTCATCATTGGTTAAATCATTGGCTTCAATTCCTTCTTGTAACCTATTATACAAGCCACTCCCTAAAGCAGGTAGTATATACTTATCTTGTGCTAATTTAATAGCAGGTTTGATTTGTTTGCCATCGATGGCATCACTAATAGCAACTCTGCTCTTTATTAATGTTTCGTTAATGAAAAGAATATTTAAACTCATTTATTTTCTTTTTAAAATTAATACTTTCCATTCGTGTCGGCAATATGGTCTGTGTTCTGTTGTTCCTGGTAATGTATACCAACCGCCACGTCTATCCCATACGCTATATCCTAATCTAAAACTGATATTCTCAATGTCGCTTCTACTCCATACTTTACGCTTTGCAATGTCTAACATCTTTGCACAAAAAGGTCTGTTCTTTTCATCTTCAGGACCTGCATAAGTATAACGTATTACTATATCACCACTCTTACTTTTGTCACCGCCTTTTATTTCATCTAATGGCTTTGCTAATGTTCTATCCGATTCAGTTACTTTAATTAAATTATCAGCAACTAACTTATCTACTATCTCATTAATTGTTTCAATTTTCTCTTTCATAACTTTAGCAATGACTTCATTTGTTATTCTTTTGTCTTTGCTCATTAAGTCTAATACATTCGCTTCAGTTGTGCTTAATGAATCAACCGCGAACTTAAAAAATGATGATGCAGAATGATTGTCTATTTCATTGTATTGCATTTTATCTTCACCACTATTGGCAAATTCTTGTAGCAACACATCATCTTGCAATGCAGCAAATTCATTTTTTGGATCATCATCAATTCCTAAGAATGTGTTTACATCTTCATCATTGAAACCAAACCCTTTCTTTAACATTAATACAGCTTGATTCTTATTCAATTTGCCACTTGTGAATTGTCTAACAATTCGCATTACTCCCTGATATTGTCTGCCCGATAGATTCTTGATACTATCATTTGCACCCATTGGTGAAGGTGTAGATGGTGTTGTAGGGTTTACATCATTCTCAGGTTTCAATCCTAACTTTTCTCTTATCTCTGCACGTGTCATATTAGTAGCAAGTATTTGCTCACTAAACTCAAATGACAAAGGTTCAACCGGAACTATCTTCCACTCTCCTGCAATTCCTGCTTCGTTCATCAATTTAGAAAATACAACCTCTAAATCTTGCTGCCTTGAACTTACGTAAGTGTTATTGAAAATCTGATATGCATCTCTTAATTCATTTCTACTAAATGCTGATGTGCCTTGTATTCCAAATAATTGTGGAGATGTAATTTGATGCGAAGCAAATACTTCTTGGGTAATCAAATTATTTACATTAGTGAAATCTTCTTTTGTTAATGAAGTTTCACCTAAATTTTGTATATCAACTGCATTTTCTTTTGATGGGTTGAAACTAATTACAAACCTATCTCCATCATGATTGCCAAACTTCTTTTTTAAATCTGCTTCTACTTCGCCCTGCTCTTCTTCCTGTGGCAAACCATTATTGAAGTTGATTAACTTAGTTGCAACGAAATTATGCTTTGCGTTACCTAATAAATGTCTGCTTACCTGGATATCACTTTCAATGTAATTTAAGCCTTGAAAATATGAAGGCAAAGGGTAAACCTCACTCTTAGGGTTGTACTGCTTTACAAACAAGATTTGACTGCCTACTCTCTCATTCAAATTGAATGCAGGATAAACACGCATTTGCTCTTTGAACTCACTTGCACTCCAATCATTTTTTACATAGAATGTCAATCCATCTTTTGAAACACGAACCATTTGAAAAGGCAAATGATAAACATCTGCAATCTGTCCTAATGTGTTATAGATAATCTGTAAGTAATACCCACCATGCAACTCATCGTCTAATACTGATTTCTTTAAAATATCATTCCACAATTCGCCCTTGCTATTGGCTTTCTTTGGCACATCTTCAAACCCTTTACCAAATATGTAATTTGTTTTTCCTTTAACGATTGCACCATGTTTAGGCGACTCGCTAAACAAATTAATTAAGTATAATGAGTAATCATTTCTACTACCAAATTCAACGTAGCCTTTACCTTTCTTTTCCTCAAATTTAGGTTGTTGAGCTTGGTCAAATTGTAGTGTTATTATATTTCTAAATTTATTCGCCATCGTATGTTTTAAATTGATTGTCTTGTTCGGAATATTCAACTACCTCTAATGTACTACTATTTTCTAAAACCATGAAACCTTCTTCAACAATTTTTCCACTTAATGTTTCATCTGTATTGCTGCTACTTGCTTGTTCCCTTATTCTGTATCTCCATGTTCCTGCTTCAGATTCAGAGAATCTTCTTGCAGTTACCGCAACCTTTTGAAATCTATCAGTTGTTGATATGTTAGTGCCTACAAATTTTACCACTTCTTCAGTTGCCGAAGTGAATATCATTAGGTAATAAGGATTAGTTAATGTTGCTAATTCATAACCGGTGAATATTAAATTTGTTGCACTATCTTTTGTAATATGTAGCATATCTATTTATTAAAAAACCCTACCCACAATGTAGGTAGGGCAAACCAAAACTATGACTATAAACAAAAATTAACCTGCTGTTTCTAAAGCTAATCCAGTTGTACTATTAACTTGTAACATCTCATCTTTTTCAATACCTGTAAGAGTAATGTTGTAACCTTGTCTATCTCCTGCAGCTGTTCCGCTTCCGCTATCAACTGTTGAAACAAATAAACCATTTCCTTTTCCGTACATGCGATAGTTACCATCCATATCTAAGGTAACAACTATGCATTTATTTTTCGCTAAAACACGAATAATATTTGCAGTTGTAGAATCTCTTTTGTTGATTGGGAATACAACTTGGTGTGTGAAAAAGAATGATCCATTTTCTTCGCTACCTGTTCCGTTAGATGTTGCATTTGCAACTGCTCTTGGGATTTCAAATTTAAAGAATTTCTTTCCTGTTGCTTTAGTGATGCCTGTAACCAAACCACTAACTTCAGCAACACTTGTAATGTTACCAAACTCGGCAATAAACACCGCTTGTAAACCACCGATAGATTCTCTACAATCTATTGTATATCCTGCTTGTATTGCACATGCTGCTGGCATAATATTATATTTTAAAAAGGGAGTATTGCTACTCCCTTATATTAAGAAATTTAGATTGCTGATTTGAACTTCACACACAATGTACTGTAGGCAATGTTCACCCCTAATTTAAACGCCACACGAAATCTAACCTCATTATTGTCGCGACTCCAAAATATGTCGTAATTTTCTTGCTCACTTTCAAGGTCAAATGCCATTGCGATATTGCTTAAAGTAGTTGCGTAGATATCACCTGTGCCATTCAATCCATTAACCGCTGCTAACTTTACGTTAGTTCCTGGTATAACAAACATTTGATCAGCATTTGCATCTAATTTGTAGTTATACAAATCTAATTTTTGGTAAGCTAAAACTGCTAATCTGTAAACATCATTACCAACGAAGATGTGCGTATCTTCAGCATCAACTATTTCAACAGGGATAGCTTTGTAAACAGCTTGTAAACAATCAACTACGTTTGCAGCTGTGATAGTTGCAATAGTACCTGTTGCACCTGTAAAACCTGTTACATTCGCATCTACTGGAGAACCTGCATCAATTAATTTAATTAAACCATCAAATTTATTGGTGTTTGTGTTTGTGTTAGTTCCAGTTGTATCGCCTTGCCAAATTGCAGTTTCTAATTGCTTTGCAATCATTTTGTTTTTTTGCTCTGCAAATTTTGCTGAAAATTCTGCCCAACCAAAATCTTCATAAGTACTGCCCTGTCTCAAAGCTTCTTGAACGAAAATCGACTCGAAATCCTTGGGACAAATGGTCTCTTCAACTTTTATTTTGCCCACTGTTACTGTACTCTGCGAAAGAGTTGTAGTTCCGGATGCATTCCAACCACAACCATCAGTTTGAAAAGTTGCATTAGTTGCTAATTTTGGAACTGCAACAGATGATTTTGTTTTTGGTAATAAGATACCACCTGCTTTCAACAACGATTGTGTTTTTGCAGAAAATACAGCTTCAGTTAATAACGGAGCAATTAACTCTTTTTTGTATGAACTTATGCCACTAAATGATAATGCCATTTTATTTTATTTTTTAATTATGAACAAATTGATTTACTAAAATTTTCAAATGCTTTTCTTGCATCTATTTCTTTGCTAAAATTGTTTGATGTTTTTACACTCTCATCTGCTTTTGCAGTTGGTGCTTCTACTAACAATTTAGATATATCCATCAAGCCTTGAATTACTTTGTTAGCTTGTGTTAATTTAACTTCATACTCTGCAAACTTATTTTCGTATGCAGCAAATTTTTCATTGGTTGCACTTTCAAAAGCTGCAAACTTTGCACTCATATCTTCTACCATTGGTGCTTCAGGTACTTGTGGTGCATACAATTCCATGATTGCACCATTATCTCCTACAACTATTTTTGTTCCATCTTCAAGCATGTGTTCGCCAACTGGAGCAGGTTGCCCTTTGATAGTTACAATTCCGCCAACTGCTAATTCAGTAACTTCAACTTCAGTTCCATCTTGTAACTTTGCAGCTACCATTTTAACTTCTGCTTTAGGAGTTCCTGAAACCTCACCACTTGCATCACTCATTGGTGAATTAACTAATTCAGCAAAGAATATAGAAACCTTGTCTAATATTGTTTTTGCATTTTCCATATAACTATATATTGTTTTTTTTAAAAAGGTACTTTTAATAATGCAGAAAGTTCTTTTAACTTTTTTTCTGCATAACTTTCTTCTTTGTTTGGTGCAGCATAATCAAAATATCCTTCAACACTGAAACCTTTTACTTTGCCCTCTTTTATAAGCTGCCAAACTTGTTCATTTTCTACAAAGAATGATCCAAACCAACTTCCATCTTTTGCATCTTCATAACCTGCCATTGGTAGTATTCCTCTTGCTTTATCAACAATGAAACTTTCAAACATTACCAATCCTTCAACTTGCATATTTGCATCATGCATTAGGTTCACATTCTTTTGGTATCCTTTCTTTGAAAACTTGATTGCAATGTCTTTGATTGTTTCAGGTGAAAATGTTACATAGTGTTCACCGAATTTGGAATTGTTTCTTAAAATTTTTGTATCTGCCAACATTAAAGGTCCTGAAATAATGTGTTGTTCTTCATTCTGAATAGCAAATCCTTGCATCATTATAAACTTTGCACCAATGCTTCCCAATTCTTTTATCACATCTGCATTATTATCATAGTGCTTTGTAATGCCCAATTCTTTTATTTTTTCAATCTTTGCTTTGTTGTTGCCCATTGCATACACTCTACTTTCAGGAATGCCTAAATCCTTTGCAGTTGAAAGCATTGCTTCTTTATCTTTTCTTGCTGATATGATATAAACAGTATTTCCTGCTGCAATTTCTTTCTTTGCAAGTTCTTTGCCTCTATCTGTGCTTAATGTATTATCGTAATCAAATGAAACTTTTTCACCTGCAAAATGCTGCTCCCAAAGTGAATTGCAAATTGCGACCGCTTGTTCACTATCCTTACCTTCATTGATTACATATTTTATACATCTTGGTAAGAAATCCTTTTCATGTTCGCCTTTGCTTGGTTCAATAAATGATTCACCAAACACATGAAAGTCCTTCATGATTGCAGGTTTATCTACCAATGCAACGAATGACACCTCTGCATCATCTTGCATGTCTTCAACTATTTTAAGTTCATATACTGGTAATTCCATGTTATTATATATTATTTTTTAAGTTGTTGTACTTTTAACTAATTCTTGCTGCTCTGTTTAATCTTCTAATCCTTTCTTGCTGACCGCTTACATCCGATTCAACTACAAAGGCTCTCGCTGCAACATTGCCTATCTGATTAACTTGCCCTTGATTTATTGTTGTTGAAGATGCTTGTGGCAATACAGGAGGAGCAGGAGGTGCAGATGGAGCAGCTCCGCCACCGCCACCACCCGGAACTTGAACAGCAGTAATTGCTTTTATGCTTTTAAATCCTGTTGCTAATATTGCAGCAACAGATGCAACCTTTTGTATTGTTCCAAATGGTTCAGGTATTGTTGTTTTTGCTCTTAATACTTCAGTTGCACCAATATAAGTATTGATTAATGCAGATGCAATTCCTAATGCTTTACCTGCTGCTGTTTGTTTGCCCAATATATCGGAAAATGTAGCAGCAGCATTACCAATAATATTGTATTTTAATTTTGTGCTTTGCCATTCTTCTTCATCAAGTTTTAACTTTAAATCTTTTGCAGCAGTATCAGCATCTTGAATTTTTTTAATCCTTATTAATTCATCTTCAATTAATTTATCAGTTCTTTGTTTTAATGTGAGTGTTCTTTTTTCTGCATCTTCTTTATCCTTTTCTTCTTTCTTTTTTTTATTTTCCGCTTCTAATTCAGTATTAAGAATTTCATATTTTTTATTAATTAAATCTAATGCATCTCTTTTTTCTTTTGCACTTACTTTAATTGCATCAAGTTCTTTAATATCTCTTTGTCTTTGCCTATCTAATTTCTGTGCTTGTGTTTTATCAGCATCATTTTCAATGTCAATTTGAGTTTTATTAATGATATTTCTCAAAGCATCTTGCTGTGCTTTTAAATCTGCTTTTCTTTTATCATCAATTTGTTTCTGTTTTTCGGCTGCTTTCTTATCCGCTTCCTCTTTTGCTTTTGCAATATCATCTGCCCTTTCTTTGTCTGCTGCAAGTATTTCACGATTCATTCTCTTAGCCATTTCCAATCTATCTTTTTCAGATAGTGTTTCATCCTTTACCGCTTCAAGATATTTATTCTTTGCTTCAATCTTTGCTTTTGTGTATTTGTCTAATTCGTCTCCATGTTGTGCCAAATACTTATTATTCATGGCTAATGATTTATCGGCTTGTTCACGCATCTTATCAAGTTCCCTTGTTGCGTCTGAAGTAACACCGATAAAATCAGTAACCATATTGACAATGCCACCAATGAATTTACCAACGGATGCAAGTCCTGGAATTAAATCTAATATGACTTTTTTAACCTTATCAAAGTTTGCAATAAGTAAACCAACTCCAACTGCCAATGCTCCCAATCCTGTTGCTATTAATGCACCTCTTAATGTAGTTAATGAAGTAACAACATTTGTTTTGATAGTGTTTGCCAACAACTTAAAGCTATCAATCGAATTGAATACTCCACTAATACCCTGCTGCAAAGCCATTGCACTCTGCACCTTAACCAATGTCTTTTCTAAATCCTTACTTTCACTACCAAATAAAGCAGATGCACCTTGCAACGCACTAAATCCACTAACTGCTCCTTGTATTGCACCGCCTAATGCAACGAACTTCTTATCGGGATTGAATGTTTCTGCCAATGCTTTTGCGTCGCCAATGGCATCTTTTAACCCTGCCACTTTCTTTGCTGCATTTAATGCTTCAACAGATGAAGCACCAAATTTGTTGGTCATATTTACTAACTCAACAGTAGCATCTTTTAATTCTTTTTTATATGAAGAAACAGTTGGTATTAATTGTTTATTTGCTTCTTTTAAATCATTTTGTGCTTTAATTAATTTAATTAAAGCATCTCTTTGTTCATCACTTCCTTCTTTAGAATTTTTAAACTCATCGCGTAATGCAGCAACTTCTTTTTTTAGTTCTAAAGTTTTTGCTGCTGCTTGTGCTGTATCTGCTGTTATCGTTATTGCTACTTCTTGCTTTGTCATTAATATACTTTATTTATTACTCTTAATAATTCGCATTTTGTTACATCATTTGTTTCGGCTGTGTAATCAATTACCTTACTTAACCGATACAATCCGCCATCTATATATATAAATTTTGAGAAGTCAAGATTAAATATATCCAATTGGGTTAATTTAAAATTGGCACTTAGTAATCTACTATCTTTATCAGTAATCTCTGCTAAGTATGGTGAATAGTACGCATTGAAAAGATTGTTACTTAAATTGCCTGTTGCTAATTCAAAATATAATTCTTTTGTTGCTCCGAAATTCAAATCAGCATTTGGTAAATCCGGGTCGTCGAAATGTCCTGAATATAGGTAAGTAGTGTTGCTTCCTAAGTTAGTTGCACCATTTAAGATATTCCAACTTGCAACACCTGTAATCTTCTTTACTTGCATCAATCTTACAATGTGTTCAATAGGATCTTCTTTTGTATTGTTATCCGACTTCTTATAGATTGCAGGAAATACTTTATCCTCACCATCTTTTCCGTATAAAGTAGATGCTGCAAAGATTACATCTACTGTTTCTTTATCCTTTGCAAATTCAAGTCCATTATCAAATATTCTATCTCCATATCCTTCATTGTATTTCTTGCGATAATCTTCGTTATAGAAGTCATTGTCTTGCTTCCATTTCAATTCGTAATACCTCGCAGTAGCCTCACTCATTGGTTTGATTTTGATAGGCTTACTTCTATCCAATTTGTCCGACCAATCCAATATTGTTCCTGTGTAGAAATCAACGTAGGGTTCAATAATTAAATGCTTCTCAATAAACTTATCTTCGATAGCCATTAAATTAAACAACTTCAATGTTGTAGTAAACAAGTCCTTTTGAAAGATACCTCTTGGAATTGTATCGTTCATATTGATTGCCTCGCTTATGTTGATAGGCACAGGAATTAAAGATGTGTTGATAAACTTTAAATTAGCACTATCAACAAAAATATTTCCGCCAAAAGTTAGGTAATCGTACACACCAATTAAAACATCTACCTTATCTCCATTTGCAACTATTTGTGGCAATTCTAAAGTAAAAGAAAATGGCTCGCCAATAGTATTGATTGGCAAATTGTAAGTGATAATATTTGTTTGTCCGATACTTGTTTGAGTAGTTATTGAAATTGCATTGTTACTACCTGCAGGATTGTAACTTATGCCATCAATAACCAAAACATATTTACCATTTAAGTTGGCAGCTCCATTATAAGTGAATTGGTTTTGAGGTCCATTAGAAGTGTAACTGCCTAAAGTAGTTTGTGTATCAAATACAACTAAGTAAGTTGCAGGGTCATCAAATGTTTGATTGCCGCCGCTTACATTCAATGCAGTAGATGAAGTTGCAGTTAATGTTTTTGCATTATTGGGTATAATCAACCGCTTAAAGAATGCAGTATTGAAGAATGTACTTTGATAAGTGTAACCTGCTGCTGCA